TGCTCCCAAGGGGGATCCAGTAGATCACCCAGAGCACTATACAGCGGGCAAGGTAGAAGTCATTGACATACTAGAGCAAGCCGTACAGGACGCCCCTGACCCTATTTCCGGCGGTCTGTTGTGGCAAACACTTAAATATTTGTTACGCCTTTGGTATAAAGGCAATATGCTTCAGGATGCCAAGAAAGCCCGTTGGTATTTAAACCGTTTGATTGAACGTCTAGAACGGGATTACGTCTAGAACGGAACGCAGTTTTCTTCGTCGTCCTCATCTTCATCGTCGCTTGCGTACATGCAGGCGGCGGCAAGTTCTTCTAATTCTAAGTTTGTCGGAATCTCAAAGGTCAGATCAATATTTTCACCAGCCAAGATTTCGCGCACTGCTTGCCATTCCATCAAACGTTGGTAGTACAGGTTAAGGAGTGCGGAGTGGAGTTGCTCCCAACACATCTCATCAGCCTGAAGCTCTGCCTTTCGCATGGCAAATTGAAACTCCAACGGAAGCTCAAATTCCCTGTGCTCAGAAGAGTTCTCCATGTGAACGGATTGGCTTGGTTAATTCATTCTAATCCTAGCTGTTGAAGATGTCGTCAAAGTCCTCCAGTGGATAGCGCAGCCATTGGGTTGAGCCTACTTTAAACTCGTTTGCAAAAACCGAAAGGATGTGTGGGCTAATTTTGCGCTCTAGCTGTCGAATTGCTATTACCTCATTCTCTGCAGCACTGTATTCTCGAAAGGCAGCCAAAAGAATTTCCGTTGAAGGCGGAAGAATTGCTTCAACCTCCTTTAGGAAAAGTTGAATTTCATCGTTACGTCGTTCAATAAGACCACCAATGACGTTATGTTCTTCATCAAACACCCAGCGTCCAAGCTCTTCAGCAGCAGCGTAAAAATTATCTTCCTCCAGGGAATCAATTAAGTTGCTGTAAAGAAAAGATTCCCATCCAATGGAATGAATAAAAGAAAGCAATGCTTCTTGCATTGACTTTGGCAGTCCCAAATTCAACTTATCAAGAAGATCATCAATAATATTTAACTCATGAAACAAATATTCAATTGCTTTCTCCTTGGAGCAACACTGCTCACCCTTAACTGAAGAACCATCAGGATAAAATTGTGTACCGTAACCAAAGGTGTAAGGCTCTGCTCCAGTAATAGGATCTGCATATGCCTTCTCGTTGTATCCTGCATGCTTGCAAATCAAATTCACAGCATTTGAAAAGTCAGACATTGGAGACAACTACTGTTATCTCCAATCATACACACTTTAGCTTCCTTGTCCGCGACTTAGCTTACGACCGTGGCTTGGTTTGGAGTTTTTGCCATCGCCTTGCTTAGTGGTTTTCGGCTTAGATTCAATTTTGTTTGTAACGGTTGACTTGGGTTTGGCCATTGGGAACCTGTAGGGTGCTTACCATTTTACCAAAAAACCGACCCACTTAACGCTATTTACCATTTTGTTTTGTGACTCCAATAGCGTGCGGACATTTTGTCAGGGCTTGAATCTTGCGCGTTGTGACGTGCGTAATAAGATTTGCGACGTGCCTTGTCTTTTTCTGAAGTTGGGTTTTTACCTGCGCCTTCAACTCCTTGCTGCCCAAACCTAATGATTTTTTCTTCACCATCTTTGCATGCTTTTACAACATGAGACTTTGTGGCATGACCTGGAGTACGCTGCGGTTTGTTACAGGCCATCTTATCTTTTGCCAACTTAGCAGCACCAGCAGCTTTCCTGTGCTTTTCCGACATCTTACTTAAAGAGAGAGGTGAACCCACTTAGGAATTCTTGGCCAGACTTAGACTTGGTTGTCTTGTCAGCACTAGGTTTGTCCAAATCCAAGTCTAAACCAAAGTAACTTGAGCCAGTAGTTTTCTTTGTTGTACCAAAAGACGTTGTAAATGGTGTACTTTCATCGTCTTCACCAAGAAAATTACTAAATGTACTAAGGCTTTCAAAAGGATCTTTTGACTTAAGGCTATCAGTGAGCTGCAAGCCAGATGAAGTACCTGCTTTAGTAAGAAAACCTTGCTCTTCTCTGTCTGTGTCAGGGAAAACATCGGTATAAAATTCATCTTCAGTTCCCTTGTAACCTGCTTTTTTAAACGTTTGGTACAATTGCGTGTCTGCAGGTTTAGATGTATTTGTGTAATCAGAATCTCTTTGAATATATGTAATACCAAGCTTTTCTTGCGTAGGTCTTTCTCCTTCTTTATTGAGTTCAGTAATGCGTGTGCGAATATCTTCCGCAGAAGAGCCTTGAATTGAGTTGGCAATTTCGGCTTTTAACTCATCTAAAGTTCCCTTGAAGCCTGTTAGACCATTAATTTTTAACACCTGATCCCACTTGGCACTATCTCCTGGGTTCAGTCCTTTTGTCATTTGATTTGCAAAAGATTCCGGTGTAGTAAATTGACCGAACACAGAACCTTGACTAATTACTTCTTTGTTAAGTGCTGGAAGAATATTTTTGTAAATCTCATCTGTTACTTTTCCAGCATTAAGAATATCGTCTGCCGCATCGTAACCCTGTCCTTGACCTTTAACCTGAAAATGCATGCGAGCAAATGCATCTTTATCAGTTACATCTACACCAAAACGGTAGGCTTGTGATGCCCAATATGCATCTCCTTTCTGTGCTGCTTCCCAATCAGCTTGAACATTTTTAGCTTGATCTGTATATGCTTGCTCACGACTTTTGTCTCCTGAAGGATTAAAATAAAATGTAGAGTTAAAACCACGATCATTTTCTTTTTGGATTGCATCCAAGTATGTTTTTGCTTTGAGGTCAGCCACTAACTTGGTAGCGTTTAGCAAGTCTTGCGTTTGGAAAGGGTTTTGTTCTTTGGATTGCACATCTAGGTAATCAACAAATTCTTCCATTGATTTGGATTGATTAAAACGAGGGTTTAGATATTTTTCAATAAAATCTTTGGCAAATTTTCCATCAATGTTTACGTTCTCAGATGCTTGTTCTGTTGTGTAACCAAGTTCTATATCTTTGCTGTACTTTTCTTTTAAAGATGTATCAAACCATTGTTGCCAGTTGTAAGTTGTTAGGTTGTTTACTCCAGATAAGTTTTGCAAGCTTTTTTCCAAGGACTCTTGCTTAATGCCTGATTGGTCATTAAATGCAAGTACGCCACCAATGCCACTATCCCCCATGATTTCAGTGCTTAATGTTTTACCAAGATTTAAAATTTCTTGTGCATCATCCATTTGTCCTAAGTAAGACATCATTGCCTCATTAGAACGGGCTTTTTTCATTTCACTTATAGTGTCTTTTAATACATTCTGCGCTAATGCTCCGAATTTTTTTACATCTACAATTGCTTTTTCACCTACCGCAACATTAATAGCATCTTCTAATTGTGTTACACCATACCCTGCGTTGATGTTGCGATTAAAAGCAATGGCTTTATCTTCTGGTCGTTGAGATAATCTAAATAACGCAGCAAATTCATCTGGCTTCTTGGGATCTAAAAGACTTTTTTTACCTAGGCTGGTCCAATACGTATCCCCTGCAAGAGCATTTTCATATTGAGTTTTAATTTCTGGAATTGCCAAAAGCCTGGCAGATTGTGTTTCAGTCTCTGCACCAAGTTGCAAGTCTCTTACTGTTTGCAAATCTTTATCTGTTGGTTTTTTCTCTAAGTATTGGTTTGCTACTGCGGTATCTTCTGCTTTGTTACCACGAAGGCCAGCGGGTTTACCTTGTTGTGTGTAGTGCTGCAAGTAGTAGCCATTTTCTCCATAACGACTGGTAACATCTACGTCATCATTTGCTTTATATGCTTCCCATTGCGCCTTGACGGTTGGGTTTTGTTTGACGTAATAAGAAGGGTCAAAGTCTCCATACGCTGGCTTAGCTCCAAGCTTTTCCCCGTCCCAGGCTTGAAGTTTTTCCGTTAGGTAAGAAGCCTTAAAATTATCTTCCAGTGTTTTTTTTAGTCTGTCATCAATTCCTTCAAGGGAACGAATTATTTCCCGTTGTGTAACATAATCTCCTCCTTTAGCAGTAGTTGCTACTTGGTAAGTTTTATCATACGCTGCATTCTTTGTTTGGTTTTCTGTATTTGTTTTGAGATTTATTTTGTTTAAATCTGTGTTATATGTATTGGTTCTTTTAGTGCTTGCTTGAGCAGCTTGAAGATTATGCTCGTTATCCCATGGCCTAGGATTTGGTATGCCAGCTGCTTCCAGGGCATGAATAACATCCCAATAACCACCATCAATGTCTACAGTTGCTGTTTTATTTACTATCCTCATAGTTGGTCCCGCCCAACGGTTAGATGATAGTGCCTCCCTTGATGGGGGTATCGAAACTTCAACGGGAACCGTTATGCTAGCCGTTCTAGATATTGGTAAATTAGTTTCATTATCTGTTTTTTCATATTTAATATTCCACTTCCTAGAGGGAGGATCATATGAAATTCCCATATCAAACAACCAATGGTAACGGATTCACCTGGTACACAAAAAGGTCAATAGCCTCTCTTGATACCCAGGTTTGTATGTTATCCATCCTAGCTTGTGTAAAGAAATCTTGCTTGTAATACCATTCTTCCATTCTCCTGCTTGCTTTAGATTCATTGCAACGTCGGCAACAAGGCAGAAGATTGTTGCGATTACTAGAGCCAGATTTAAACTTGGGGATGATGTGATCAAGACTTGTGGACTCTGCCCCACAATATCCACAACGGTGGCTCCAGGCTTCGTATATGGCCTGCCTAAAGCGTTTCTTAGCCAGCTTGGGAGTTAGTTCAAGAAGCAATGCGAGCGGTTCGTATTCGCTGCAGAACATACTCAAGTAGCTGTTAATTTATTCTAAGTTGTCTATATGAAATACTTTTGTTACAAAAGCTAACAAAAAAAGGGTTGACAAAAAACTGAGTACGGGTAAATTGGTTATGCACACAGACTATACAAGTCATGTCAAGCCATCCCGGCTGGGTTCCAGCGTACCGCATCGAAGAGCTTCTTGGTATCGACAAGAAAACTCTTTACAAGTTCCGTGACAACGGCACCCTCCGTCTTGGTCCACATTACGCAGCGTTCCCCGAAACACGCTCACGAGACAGCTTCCGCTGGAACGTAAACGCAATTCGTAAAGCTCTTGCAAAACTTGAAGTAGCAGTTTAAACCATTTCTGGCATAAGGCTTAAACGGCTCCGTAACAGGGGTCGTTTTTTATGTGGGTCCCACACCACTTGCGTATGCCGCCCAAGCGTTACCCAATGCTTTCATTGAAGAAGTTTCTCCTGACACATAAGGAAGATTAACCACATCACCTGGAGAGTACACAGTGGGACTACCACTGTGATATACAGGACTAAAACCAAATTTACTAGCTTCCAACTGTTCTTTTGAAAGGACATAACGCGTTTCAATAACCTCACCAAAGTCAGCCATTGTTATGTTGCGGGAAGTTCGTAGGCGCTTGGATTATAAAAAGCGCCAGTCTTATCTTGCATTCTAAAGTTCTCTAGCCTAATAAAAGATGTTGGAACGTTAAGTAATTTTTGCATCATTGGCAGCATTTGTGGTGATTGGAAATTTTTGGGGGGTACATCCATGAGGGCAAGCGCCCGTAACGTCGTCATATATTGAGAATG